TTTTTCTTAATGAGAGAGAACATGTTCTTAGATGTAAGACCTTTAGCATTTGCCCAAGTTTGAAAAGATTTTTTTAATTCTGTTAATCTTTTAACTTCTGATTGTGTATCCATACCAGCACGTCCAAATGCTGCATTAGCCATCTTGAATAAATCTTGAACACTTTTAATCTGTATAGTGGAAGTTGATCCCAACCATTTAGAAAAAATATCTTTAACTACTTTCTCTCCTTTTTCTGTACCACCAATATTATCTACAGTGAACTCTGTGAATAAATCACCTAATGTTTCTTTAAGTTTTCTAGATTGATAAGCTGTCTCCCTTAGTTCCTCTTTTAAAGTTTTTTCTTCTTCAGTAGTTTTTCCTTCAAAAAGAAAATCTAAATCTAAATCTAATGTTGTATAATGTTGTAAAGCATCTTCTGCTACTAACATTGCTTCTGTAAAATCTTTTATCTCATTAGCACTTAGAGTTTCTCTAGCTACATCTTTAAACTTAGTATTGTATGTTTCTATTATTCCTTCTATCTGTACATTCAACACTTTAGCTTGGTACAATAAAGGACCAACATCCTGTTTCATTTGCAATTGTCTAATTGCAGAATATAAAGCATTTAATTGCTCAGATTTATTAAGCCTCTCAGATGGTAGAACTTTTTGATCAGAAAGTTTAGCATATACATCATTTAACTTATCTAGCAATAGATTAATCTTTTTACTAGCCACTGCATCATTCTCTATAATAACTTTTTCTCCAGGAGCTGGTACAGGTATTAAATAATCTTCTTTAATATTCTTAACATTAACATCTCCTATTATTACATTTAATAATCTAGGAAGGGTATTTGTTTTTGCATTAGCTTCTGAGTAAACAGCTTTGATAGGAATCATCCTTGTTTGTTCAAAATCTTTATTCTCTACACCATAATTATCTTTAATTATAGTTTTGTATTGATTCATTTGTCTATTCCAAGAAGCAACATTATACCAAGGAATATCTTTAAACTTATCTGTATCAAGTCCAATAAACTTCCAGTCTAGTATATTTATTTTTCCTGCTGGTGTGACTGCTAAGAAATCCACTGTACCTGCTAAATCTCGCTTAGGATCATAGATTGTAACCTCAGACATAAATACAGTGTCTTTAGGAAATGATTCCATACGAGCTCTTAGATTGTCTCTCAAGAGATGATACATATCATTGTTGTTTGGATCTCCAAATGATACATGATTATCGTTAGCTATAATATTATCTAATTCATCTTGACTTCTTAGTTTACCATTCTCATCTGTAAGTATTTTCATTGCATGTTCATTATCTTTATGCAATGCTGTTCCTTTATCAGCTTTTAGTGTATTAGTTGCTTTTTTAAATTCAGAATCATTTAATGCTTTCTCACTACGTAATATATCATACCAAGTTTTGATGATGTTACTAACTCTGTTTTTTATTTGTTTACCATCAATGAAGTATTTATTCTCTTCTCCTCCAGCATCATTCTTAACAGTGTCTAAAGTTATTTTATCAGATTTTTCTTTTAAACTATTAACTATTTGTTCTTGTTTAGATTTTTGTAAAAAGAATGTACCCTCTTCTTCTCTAATATCTTCTGCTGTTCCTATTTCTTTTCCTGAAATAATATCCATTGACAGTTTATCAAACCCACTTTGTGTAAATAGGTTTTTTAAATAATCTATAATATCATTCCACCAAGATTGTGACTTAGCTATAAGTTCTAGTTTTTCAGGATTGTTTTCATTATTGTTGATTATAGTCTCAACTAACACTTTAGCAATAGCTTCTTCTTTAAGTTTAATAACATCTGGCTTACCATCTAATTGATATGCTGGATCACTACCATAAGCTTCAAACACTTCATTCTTTAATTGATAGTTATTTATCTCACTCATCAATTTTTTATACAACTTAGGATTGGTTTGTTTAATAATAGCTACAGCAAAGTGCATAGCTTCTTCAGGAAGAGACTGTGCTTCTGTTCCTTCTACCACTTGTATAAGTTTTTGCATCAATAAAGCTACACCATTAGCATCTTGCTTAACACCATTCACTACAATCGTTTGCATTGGTTTTGTATCTACACCAATACGTTTAATAAAATCTTTTATTAACGATAGAGTTTGTGGTGATGCAGTTTGTGGTATAGTTTTTTCTTCTGTAGATTTTACTATATTTTCTAATACAGGAAAATTATCTAATCCATTTTCTTCTTGCCACAGAGAAACCTTTGCAGCAAGAATTATTGGATTGATGTTAGATTGTTCAGCTAATGCTATAAACTCTGGAGAACTTCTATTTACACAGTGTGCCATATTAACATTCGTTTATTTTATTTTTTTCTTCTTGAGATAAACCATCCCATTCTTCTTGTGATATTCCTTCAGGTTTTTCACTTACAGTTTCTATTACTTCTGTTGGTAAAGGTACAGTTTCTTCTGCAATTTCACCACCATAATAGTTAACAATATCTCTGTCATCCATTTCTCTTTTAACTTGCAGTGTACCATTTTCAATAACAGAAGGTCTAAATGTTGTGTAATATTCTGAAGCTTTAGCTCCATCACCATATAGATTAACCATTTTGTATACAGATTGCAAGTTTCCTTGATTGTCATATATCCTCAATGGTTCTCCTGATGTAAGTAAAACTCTTTTGTACCCTATCACATCATTTAAAGAATAATCTCCTTTAGAAAGCCTTACAGCATAGTCTTTTTTAGTAACTGTGTTACCTGTTGTTACATCTACTCGTGTGCCATCTTTAAGTTTTGTAACTTTATTTACAGCTACATAATTACTATTCATAGCTTTTTGATTATACTTATCTGTAATAAGCATAACTTGTCTATCCATTGTATTAAGGCCTAATCCTTCTAATGTAGGAAATGAATCAGATTTATATGTTCTATATTCTGAAAATGGATCATCACCTGGCTCTATTTTTTCTTTGAAGAAAGGAATCACTCTAGGCATAATCAATTGATCATCAAAGTTATTTCTCTCAAAGAACCCTTCGCTAAATGCTTTTAATGATTCTGTTGAAGATATAGAAGCTACAACAGGTGCCACGATAGCAGAATAGTCCTCAATAGGAATAATATTCTTAATAGACACTGCTGATTGATAACTACCTTGAAGAATAGCTACTGATATAAGATCATCATATAGTTCTTTTGTTTCTTCATTGTAATCTCTCAGTTCTCTCATCATTTCCTGATTCAAGTTTTCACTTTCAGCAGATTTATCATTCACTCTAAGTTGAATAGTTTTAGCACCATCTAGTCTGTCAGAAGGAGTAACTTCTAGATTTTTTAGAATCTCTATAAAAGGATATCTTATTTTTGCTTTCTCTAATTTATTTGCTACACATGATTTTGGATTAACAAGTAATGCGTATGTTCTGTCACTCACTCCTGTTTTAGTTTGTATAATGTAATCTAAGAAAGCCATCTTTGCTTTATTAGAAATTTTAATAAAGTTATCTTGGCTTAGATACTTGTTCTTACCATACACCTTCATTATATTTTCCGTAATCATTCTTAAATCTGATCTCTCTAAATTAAATACAGCACTCATTGCTTGCATTGAATTAGAAAGTAATGTTGCTTGTGTTCCTATGAAAGTGGAGTTAAGTATATTCTTAGCAGAAAAAATAATATTAGTTTCATTAGCTGCCTGTGTTTTCCATTCTTTTCTAGAATACATGTCCCCAGATCCAAATCTGCTTGTATCATAGTTAGTAGCTTGTGTAAAACTAAAATTGTACTCAGCCATTTTAGCATACTTAAGAAACTCAGAAAATATTTTTAACTGTTCTGCATTTCTAGCTTCATCAAATTTTACATCAGAGTAGTAATCAGAAATGTTACTTTCTAAGTTATCAAGATTTATTATATTGTTTTTAACAAAGTTAACTCTTGCTCCAAACTTATCTTTAACTAATGTAATATTATTTCTATCAAATAAGTTAGATGCATTGTTAGCATTTACAATTTTTAAATATTCAGATATGATTGGTTGATTCAAGAAGAAAGCTGTTTGTCTCCCTGCACCTATATTCTCAAGGAACATGAATGTACCTATAACAAGATCTGATTGTATAATTCTAGTAATAAAGTCATCTTTAGCTACATCCACCACAGCAGTTGCATACCCAGAAAGTCTATTAGATATTAACTCTGTAGAATCTTTCACTGTAGTTCCTGATAAAGATACCATTTCTTTACCATTAACTGTAGTTGTATTATGGTTTAAAGCTATTGTTCCATCTCCTAAGAACACTTGATCATCTAAAGATACAAGTTGAAATCTTTCAGGATCAATGTACACTTGACTTTTTTGTTTCAATGAAAGGTTTGTAATATTAACAGCTACAATACCTACCCATTTTTTACCCATTACAAATGAGTTTCTTAATGGTGTCATGAAGTTTCTATTAAGAATTCTATTAGGAATACTATTCTCATTAGTTTGTCTTAATACATCTAATTCACCAGCTAATTTTTTTAATCCTGCATCATCAATAGGAGATATAAGTCTATCAAAGTTCTCTGGTAGTGTAATAAGTTTCTCAAGAGAATCATAGTATTCATTCTCAAGAGACTTCTTATACATCTCTTTAACATATCTATTTCTTAATGTATCATTTAATAACTTAGCATTTAACTTAGCTTCTTTACCAGCTAACATTTGGATCTGATCATTGATATAATCTACAGGAGCTTTATCAGCATTATCTGCTTGTGATATAATCTCATTTATTAATGCTTCATTTTGATTATAGAAAACTTGTTGTCTTGTAGCTCCTATCTCTGAAACAACTTTTGTAGGGTCAAGAAAATCATATAACTCTTTTCTAAATGCATCAGAGTCTTTTATCTTTTGTATATCTTTTAAAATAGTTTCATCATATATTCTACCAAAGAATTCTTTTGTAGCTTCTTCGGAATCTAAATACTTAACTAACTTGATGTCACCTTTATTATCTACATACACAGATTTAAGATACATGTTCAATTTATCAATATCAAAATCTGATCCTGCTTTAGTAGTAATTTCTGATGGTACAACAACTGTTGCTCCCATGTATTGTGGAAGAAACCCTTTCACTCTAAACACCTCAACAGAAGATAGTGCTTGTGTAGGAATTCTAAATCCAATACCAGAAAGAATAGCTTTTCCTTCTGTTGTACCATTAAGATAGTTTAATAATTCTCTATCATTTTTAAATTTACCTTTGAACTTATCTTTAAACCAATGAGGCATATAAACTTCACACCATGGCTCAGCCTTAGTGTAAAATTTCAATGTATCATCTGTAAGCATAACATTAGCTTTTTGTGCAGCAGTTAATGTAGCATATTTTTCCTTTGTTATTTTTTCCCAAATTCCTTTCTCATTCTTCATAACAATACTTCTACCTTTAGTAGCAGATTCAAGCATTGTTGCAGGCATCTGTACATGTGCTCCTCCAGTCATTTTAGGAGAACCAATAGCTTTATCTATCATAGAATAAAGAATACTTCTAATCTGTGTATAAGAAGGGGATGCTTCAAATGGAATAATGAATTGATTTTCTTCATTAAGTTCAAGAGTATCTTTTGAATTATCTGATACTTCTCTTCTTAACATTTCTCTCATTAATGTTTCTGATATAGATGTACCATCTTTCATTACAAACTCAGTACCAAGATCTTCTATACCTAAATCAATAAGAAGTTCTTTGTATCCATTAATGTGCATTAGATCAAGAATATTCTTATTTCTATTATATTCTTTTTCAGCTTCAACACTAGATGCTACACCATTATCAAATATATCCATACTTGCTAACTTAGTAAGCTGAGATCCTCGTGTCTGTGATTTGTTATCACTACTAGCAGTTTCTACTTGTATACCATAAGCTTTCCATGGAACTTGTACAATTGATTCTTCAGAGAAGGCTTCATTATTAAATGAACCATCTCCATTATAAAGACCATGTAACTCTTGTGCCCCAACCTTTCTACCAGATTCAACAATAGCATATCCTATTTGTTGTTTCATCATTTGAATATAAAGTTTCTCAAGATTGGTTCCTTTCACCATACTGTAGTAAATAGGCACCTGAGAGAACTTATCTAGCACTTGGTCAAAATTATTCTTGTTAAACTTATTACCTGTAACAATTGGTTTTAATATCTCAAGTGTATGCTTAGGTCTTTCAGTTTCCATTAAAGCTTTATCGTGAGCTTCTAATGCAGTGTTTGAATACTTATATCCAGGAAGATTTTGTCTTGTGAAAGCCATTTGCCATTGGAAGAACTTTTCTTCTTGTCCTTCTAAATCCCATTGCTTGTTCTTAAGTTTAACTTCTCTATGAGTAGTATCCATTAACCATGATACAGCATCTGCTTCATTATTATCACCAAACAATTTATTGATGTTAGCTAAGCTACCTGCTGTAGTAACATCTTTGATAGTTACAGTGTTAGTATGAGATTTAAATTTGTGACCACCTAAGTCTCCAGTCCAGGTATTAGTTTCAGCATCATATACATACTCATCTATTTTAATACCATCAGCTTTGTTTGCATTGTTATTTAAGAATGTATTATACTCAGGAGAATCAAATGTAGTTCTTCTAGGAGATAGCCAAGACTTAATACGTTTTGTTTGATCTATTGAGCCATCTTTCTTAACAGCAAATTGATATGGATCACCAAATAATATTTTGTGATACTCTATATTAGCAATGATGTAGTTTGTATTAGCAAAATTAATAATGTCATCAACAGATTTTTCTGTCAAAGCATTTTTGTTTAATGAATTAGCTTTAGCAAAGTTACCATCTAAATCTACATACTTAGATGTTCTTTCTCCTATTATAATTTTTTTATTCTCTACTAATATATTTTTTGTACCTGCATTCATATTATCAATAAATTCTTTTACAGAATTATTAATAGCACCTATGTTTGTATCTACATATTTTTTAATCTCATCTAATGATTCATTATCCTCAATCATTTTATTAATTGCAGACAGTTGTTCATCAGCTAATATATCTTTAAAGAAACGTAGCTCTTTTGCTTTACCTAAATTCTCAAATTTATCAGTAACATTATACAACTTCTCTCTAGTTTTATAATCTAAAGCTAAGTTAATATCATCCATTAAGTATCCTTTGAATATAGTGTTGATGTCTTTGTATGATCCACTTTGTATAGAATCAAATGAAACATTGTTACCTATGTTCATCATCCATTCTGTAGAACCATCAGCAGGCATTAGTATATAATAGTTACCATTAAGATTTTGGTTAATCTCTAATGTATATCTATCACCTATTTTTAATTTAGATGTTGACGTTCCTTTATCAGTATCTTGATTATCTTCCCCTTGTATATAAGAAACTTTGAAGTCTTTTATTTTATTTCCATTTTTATCATAAAACAATCCACCTTCTTTTAAGACTTGACTACCTGTAGAGAATGTGTCATTAAGTTCTGTTCTTGTTTGTTTTAACTCAGTTAATGTATCTGACTCATTGAACTCATTTTCAAATACAGATGGTGTGTTATTTTCTGAGAATGAACCAATACGTTGATTCTCTACACCAAAGTATGTACTTTCTTGTGCAGGGTTGTTAACTTTATTATATAATTCAGCTAGTGTAGACAATGGTCCACCTATATCAAGTGTCTTACCTGATACACTCATTAAATTATTATTACTACCAAAGAATGCGTATATACTTTGCACTTGTTCATTAAAGCCATTCTTACCTGTTTTCTGATAAGACTTTAATTTGTTATATGTATCAAGGTCAAACTCTATTCCAATAGCATTTAAGAATGCAATCATGTCTGCAGGTTTTCTTAAACGCATTGCTTGAAGAGCTTCTTGATCTATTGTATAAGTTTTGTTATTGAAATTAACAATGGTCCCTGTACCTTTAGCTAGAGTTTTTATATTCTCCATCCAAGACTGTTCAGTTTGTCTGTTAGCAGTAAATAGATTAGCTGCTCCAGTATGAACACTATCAATAGATTTGTATTGAATTAATGCATCTGGTTTTTGTCTAGCAAATGTTTGCATGAAATCAATAAACAATCTCCAATCATTAGCTTTAAAGTCTTTGAAAGGAATCACTTTATCTTTACCACCAATTTTTTGAAACACACCTACATAGTTAGCATCATCTTGAGCCAAGTTAAATAACTTATCTGTAAATTTAGAAACACTTGATGAATTAGAAAGTTTATCTAATAACGTAGCAAATGTTCTACTATAGTCCATAAGCTTATATCCTTTAATAGGAAATCCTTTCACCTTCATTTCAGAATAACTAGGAGGTGGTGTATTTAATGTAATAGCACTTTCTTGATTAGTAGACTCTCTTTGAATTTGTGTAGATAATAAAAACTTAACAGCTGGTGTAGCACTTTTCTTACCTTCTACAGTGAATGGATCAGAAACATAATCATTCTTATTTGTTTCATCATTATTTATATCTTGAACTTCTTCTTCATTGAAGTTAATTCCTTGTACTCTTAGTTTATCCTTAACTCTTTCTTTAAGTTGTGTCCATGTTGTATCAGAAAGTAATTGTCTTCTACCTTCTTTGATATACATTTCCTCAACCTTATTAAACATTTCTGTACCAGTAATTCCTGCAGGGTTAAATAATAATCCTTTTTCTCCATCTCTAAATAATATACCAGAAGCTCTAGCTAACATATCTTGTACAAAGTTATTAGCTTGTTGTACAGTTAGGTCTTCTACAGGTCTGTATTCAGGAGATGATTTAATAGATTCAGCAGATAATGTTTTTTGTTTAAACTTACCTGTATCAATGGCATCAAATAGTTCTTGCTTTAATGAAGGATTAGTTACAAATGATTTAAAGAAGTTTAATAACTTAGTAAAGAAATTACGAACAGCTTCTCCTAATGATCTAACTGGTAGTTTTCCTTTTCTAAAATCAGCAAAGTCATCTGCTATTCTTTCTTTAGCTTGAAGATCTGTAGCTTCAAGGAAAGGAATCTTTTTACCTGTTTGTCTATCTATAAAGAATCCATCTTTATTTTTAAATTCATTAAGAAGAGCTTGTTGCTCTTCAGTAGATAGCATACCTTTATATATACCTTCAAATACCTCATGATATTCTGTAGCTCTTAATCCACCTCTTACAAACTTAGCTACACCATTTTCAAATACACCCCAAGCTTTCTCACCATCATATGTAGTGATGATGTTATCTAACACTTCAAAAGGAATGTTAGGAACATTAGCTGCATGCCATTCTTTAAATAATGTTAGTTCAACATCAGTCATTCTTTCTTTACCATCTGCACCAACTCTCCTAAAATCTCCACTAGGGAATTCACTAGGAGGAGTTTCTTTTTCTTCTTTTATCCAAGTAAATTTATTGTCTTTAAAACTTCCTGAAACTCTTTCTCCATTATCTAATGTAATAGAATACAATCCTTTTTTAGCTTTGTTTTCTGTTACACTTACTATTTTACCAGTAATGGTTCCTTTATTAAAAGGTGCAACAGCTGTAATCTCTTTACCTATATTTGTTTCTTCACCACTTTCTAAAGCAGCTAGTTCTGCATCATATTTAGCATTGATTTCTTCAATTTTTTTAGGATAAGAATAAGTTTCTATTAATTTAGGGTCACTTGTAAATTCTCTAAATGCATTATCATTTTTAAAATTTTCTAAAACATCATTAATGATTACTTGATCTTCTGTTTCTAAAGAATATTCTTTTGTAAAACTATTTGTTTTATTTTCAAGTCTTGCAAACTCATTTCTTTCAATACTTACAACTTTTTTTAATTTATCACTAAATCTTGGAGTTGTTGTTTCAATACTAAAATTATATGAAAAAGAACCTCCACCTTTTTCAGATAATTTAGCAACAGCTATAGAAAAAGCTTTAAAATCAATCATTGATTTTTTTCTAGATTGTTTATTAATTTCTACTTCTCTTCTTTTTTCTATATCAGCTTTTTTAGCTTCTATATCTTGTTGTTCTTGTTCTATTGATTGTTGTCTGCTCTCTTCAATTTCTTCAGAAAATGCTTCATAAACTTCATCAGGAATAACAGGGGATTCTTTTTGTTTTACATTCTCAGCTTTTAATGACGCAGCTATTTGCATAGCCATAAAATCTGTAACATATGTTTCTTCTTGTCCTTTTGGAATAGAAGCATCAAATTTGTCAGCAGCCTTTAATGCTCCAATAACTTTTTCTAAATCATCTTTATTACCAGCTACAGCAGCTGTTGTTGCGTTTCTTTCCACCTCAACAGTGAAGTTACCATCAGCATCTTCCTGTGATGTATAATCTACAGGACCAGCCCTAAACTCAAATGTTTTTGGTGCAGCAACTTCCTCTTTTGCTTTTTCTACTGGAGCAACCACTTGCACATTAAAACTATCTGGTTGTGTTATTGTGGAATATCTTTGTTGAAAAGAATAAGGAACTGCTTCTGTAGGCTTAGCTATAGAAGTAGAAAGAGGTGTATCACCTATTGGTCTAGCTTTACCACTTGGATATTTATTAGATAATAAATATGTTTGGTAGTTTGCCCATTTACTTGAAACAAAGTTTCCTTCTTGATTTATATACCACTCTTCAAATGGAGATGATTGTAAATCAGTTAATGTTTTATTATTGATACTATTAAATGTTTTAGCATCTGTTAAATGATCAACTATTTCTTTTTTATAATTCTCTATTTCAGCTAATGGAAAACTCTTATTACCAAGATTTAAACTCATTGTATTAACATCTATACCAATTTGATTTGGCGATGCTGTATCAGCTTTTGATTTCCAATACAATACATTTTGTAAAAACTTAGCAAATTGTTTATTAAAGCTTATTGCTTGTCCTGTATTAGATTGTTCTACAGTTTGACTAGCAAGTCTTCTAATAGTTTCATATATACCTTCTGCTTCTCTATTATTGAAAGATCTATTGTTTAAGAATTGTAATGTATCTCCATATTTTAATACAGGTACACCAGCAGGAGTTTTTTGTATCTCTCCTCTACTGTTAGTTATAGTTCCTTTAGTTGGTACTACAATTAAGTTTGCCTGGTTAGTTATTAATTCTTCTTTGATTAATATACCACCTACATGATTTTTTTCTTTAATGCCATCTGCAGATTTTATTTCAATAGGAATACCAGCTGATACAAAGAATTCAAATGTAGGAAACTCTGTAGCTTCAGCATTGAATAACTTTTTTCTATATTCTTTCCATGCTGCTGCATAAGCTCTAGCTTCAGCTTCTTGTTCAGATCTATATCTTGGGTTACCATTTCTATATGTTAAAGAAGTGGTACGCATTGTTTGGAATATAACATCTTTAAGATTATCACCTAAGTTTTCTCCAACTTTACCAATTATCTTTCCTTCCTTGTTCACATAGAATAAACCATCTTTGTTTTGTTCTACAAACACTTGAGCAACAAATCCATTATCTATACTATTAACATCCTCTATAGAATCAACACTATCTGTTAATTCTTTTCCATAAGACATCTGAACTAAACCATTAAGGTTTAATCCAGCCACTTGTTTAGGTGTTACTAGGATAGCTCTTATATTAGATCTATTAGGAAACTCACCAACGTTGTTTAAGAACACTCTAGAGTTCTTAATATGCTGTGCTGATTTTGTAGCATCTTCTGTTCCTTCAGATTCTGTTGTACTAGAAAGAAACAATGCCTCAGCATCAATAAGTTTTCCTTCTTTAAAAGGTTCTGTTGGAATGTTGTTACTAGTTGCTATGGTTCCTGAATCATGTTCTAATTCAGTTTGTTCTTTAATTATTTGTTCTTTATTCTGAACAAGTTGTTTTTGTTGTGCTATCTGTTTTTCTTTTTTTGCAATAAGATCTCCAGCTTGTTTATTGAATTCTTTTTCAATAGCATCAATAAGTTTCTGATTGTCTAGATCATTGATAAAGGCTCTCTTGTTAAAAATATTATCAACACCAGCTATTTCTAATTCTTCTTTGTAATCAGCAAATTCTTCTTTATCTAATACAGTGTCAATAGCCTTATCTAAAATATCACCCATTTCTTCAGAAGTATTATCTTCATCTGAAATGTTATATTCTTTAAATTCGCTTGGTGTAAGAAATTTAACTTGACCATTAGGAAGTCTCACCTCAAACTCACCGCCTAATGTTTGAGAAAGCACAGTAATCTTTGGAGCAAGTTGTAATGTAGTTCCTTCTTTTCTTAAAGGTTCTGCTAAAGAATACTCCTTATTAACTTCTAACTCTTTCTCTGTGATTAAAGGTTTTCTTTTCCCTTTAATTTTCTCTTGTTGCTCCACCTTAACATCAAGCTCTTCTGATTCTCCAAATTCAAATTCTGGATTATATTCATAATTTAATGGGTTCTTTGTTATATCAGCATGCTCTTGTAAGAATAGTTTTCTACGTAAAGATAATTCAATAACATCTGATAGATCTGCTTTAAGTTGATCTTTCAAGTCAGAGCGTATGTCAAGCTCATTAATTTGTTTTAATGCTGCATCTGTAGCTTCTCTACTAGGTTTATTGTTTAATATAATACTTTGTAATACATCCATTGTATTAACACCAGCAGCTATAAGTGATGCATTGACTGCTGGTATACGAAGATCATAATCTGTAATTTTACTGGCTGAATAAACCATTTTATCAATTACATGTGGAGAATATTTTCTTAATTGTTTCCCATCAGGAGACACTATAGGATTATCTTTTTCATCTTTTAGTATAGCACCACTATACATTAAGTCAGTTGCTTTGTATATTTGTTCTATGTTCTTAGACATAGTTTCAAAACTATCAAGTCTTTTTTGATATGATTCTCTTGTATCATTTATATTAGCAAGTCCTTGTTCTTTTAATGATGCAAGTCCTTCTTCTGTTATACTATATTGTCTTAAGTCAGCAATATCATCTTTTACCATATCCATTCTACCATACTTAATACGTGCAGATAAATAGTTTATAGCCATGTCTGATCTTAAATCAATAGCTTCTAATTTATCACCACTAAGTACAGCATCTTGTTGTTGTTCTTGAAGTTTAATACCTCTGTTAGCTGAATCTAATTTATCTTTAAATGCATCTCTAAATGTTGGTGCATCATTAAGTAAATTTAAAAAGTTAGCAGTTCCTGTTTTAGCTTGTTTCTTTGTAGCATAAGTTGATCTTGCTTGCATAACTCCTCCAGTGAATGCACCTATTATACCACCTTCAGCACCTGCTTTAGAAGTTAAAGCTCCAACATCTTCTCCTTTTTCATCTGTTCCAACAAATCCATAAACAAATCCATCAGTCCACATATTTGCAGCACCTGTCTCTCTAGATTTTTTATAATAGTTTTGTGTTCCTACTTGTAAAGCATATTGTCCTAATTCTTGACCACCTTCTTTAGGATCAAAAACATATCTACTTACTCCTGCAGCTCTGTTATATAATTTACCAAACTTAGTTGTAGCTTCTTTACCTATATATTTTCCTTTGTCAAGAAGGACATCATCTGCTTTCCCTAATAAACTATTTGAAGCTTGTCTCTCAGCAGCGTATGAACTTCCTAATAACTTAGGAAGCTGTACATATTCTGTTATAGATAACAAAGCCATGTTACCTAAGAAAGAAACTCTTCCTACATCAGCAACTTCATTATCAATATCTGATAAATCTTTTCCTGTAGGAGCAACTCCTCCATGTGTATTTTTATAGTTGTTAATTAAATTAGTTCTATGTTCATTAGAAGTTTGTAATGCTTCAAATGTAGCTTCACCTCCTGATGAATAAGCAGCTATTGCTGTTCTTCTTGCAGCATCACTAAAATTATTAAATTGATTTGTTATCTTAGCAATTTTTGCTATTTGTGAAGATTGGTCTACTACATCTGCAATAGATGTTATACCTTTTTTTAATACTTCAGAAGCTTCAATATTTTTAGCTTTAGAAAAAGCTCTTGCTGTATTTTTTAATAATGGAGCAAATGCTTTGAACACTTGAGAAGATTCCATAGCAACAGCTCTAGCCATAGCTGATTCCCCTATGACAGCACCAGCTGCACCTAAAACTCCATTAGCTATGTTACCAGAATAAACTGCTCCTACAGCAAATCCAGCATTCTTAATAACTTTATCAAATAAGAAATTAGTAGTCATCCAGTTATCTCTATCATACCAATCTGCATTTGTTTCTTTTTCAGAATAGTAATTAGGTAGATACTCTTGATCAACTTTGTTATTCCATTTATCTAACCCTTGCATAATCTCATTATCCCATATACTAGATAGTTTATGTTCTGAACCAAACAAAGATTTACCTATACCATATAACATACCAAACCCACCAAGTACTGTTGTACCTGCTAGATTAGTTCCTTTAAGTACACCATTCCTAGCTTTCTCCCAACCAGATTGACCATAAGATGCAAAGTCTTCATAGTTCTCTATAGTAGGATTAAAGAAATCATATCTTTTATTAGCTACTAATTGAGCATCCGTAACCCTAACACCTTTACCTTTTTGTCTAGAATTTGCTTGAGCTTGTCCTAATATGTCATAAATATCTTTTTCAGTATGATCAGAAGTTCCTCCACCAAACCCTGATAAAAGATCTGGCATAGGTTGTGGTCTTACTTCTTGTACATTTAAATCAAATCCAGGAAACTTTGTACTTTCAATTATAGGTTGAAGATTTTTATCAAAATCTGGCATAGGTTTATTATTTAAGGTTTAGTATTTCTTTTTTAATCTTTGAACCAACTTTAGGATTATTTAAGAATAATTGCTTTATCTGATTATCTGTATTTCCTTGTATAACTTTTGCAGCTTCATCAGCACTCATTTTATATCCTTCTAATTGCATGTAATACCAACCTGATGGAAGTTTAATATTATAGTTAATATAATTCAGTGAGTGATTACTTTCATCCCATTCAAGATCAGCTGTTACATTTAAGTTTTTAACATTTGTAAAATCTTCTGGTTGAAAATATCCTTTATGAGGAATATGTTTATAATTTGTTGTACCGTTGAATCTTTCTTGTAATGATATTACATCAGCTTCTACAGGAGAAGGTTCATTTTCATTTTTAGGTAGAAAAGGTATTTCTTCATTTGTTACTGGTACAACAATTTCTTCAGTACCTTTCATCATAACAATATATTGTTTCTTACCTTGTTTAAGTCTTTTATACTGTATATCATCTTTACCTTCTCCAGCTAACCAGCTTCTTGCTATATTAACTTTATCAGAACTTAAAGTTTCTCCACCTCCTTTTTGACCTCCTAGTGTTGTTCCAAATCTCATAAGAACACTCCCAACTAGTCCTTCCATGTTATCTCTAGAAGTAGCACCTTCTTTATTTGATACATTCATATTATAGACAGCTGGAACATATGATCCATTTTTATCTAACAATAGCTCATTAACTCTGTCATCTAATTTTTTAATATTTTTATAGTTATTATCAACAGCAACACGATATTTATTTAAATTATTTGCTGCTGTGATATCATGTTTTGAAATACTATCTAGAATTCTTTCTTTTGCTGTTAATGGTTTATTAGGAACATTTAAACCATAAGTTGCACTCATAGGCTTAGTTTTTTTCGTATACTCAACTAATTCCTCTTTTGTGAAAGAGTACACTTTACCATTAATATTATACTTTAAAGCAGGGAGTACATTAACATCAGCTTTAAATTTAGCATTAGCTATTTTAGCTTCATCAGAACTATATACTTCTTTTTTAGTTAAAGCAATTGCTTCTAAAATATTTTCAGATTCTGTTGTATTCTTTTTCCAGTTTTGAGCTTCACCTTGCCATCTACTATCAATAGCAGTTTTATCCCCTCTTCTATATGCTTCAAATCTTTTCTGTGCTGTATCAAAATTAACATTGTTTGCTTTTGCATATTTAGATATAATAGAATTAGCAGCAGCGTCAGACTCTACAGCATCATTATTCATAGCTGTTAATGGATCTTTTATATTTGTAGCTTTACCACCATATACAACAGCACCACTTTGACTTCCTGTAGTTTTAAGCACTAACTCTTTAAGCTTTAAATCATAATCTCTATCTGAATTTTCTAAAGTTTTTATATCTCTCCATTGATTAAATTTTTCAGCTTTAACAGATAAATCATATTTAGCTACGTCTAAACGATAATTCTTTTCTTTGTACTCAGCATTTAATATAGGATTATCTAAAACTTGTAATTTATTACTTTCCCAAGAATAAGCATGTGCAAATTCTTGTATAGCTCCATTTTTATAAATATTAGATTTAGCTTCATCAGGATTACTAATTGCCAATTCAAGATCTTCATCTAACTCTACCTTAGCATTTTCTTTAGCTTTTTTATAATACTCAATTGATGCTAATGCTTGTTTCTTTACTTCAGGATCAGCATTGCTCATATTAGCTAATCCTTCAAAATGTTTTATATAACCATCATATCCTTTAACTGCACTTTCATATTTTTTTGCAGAGTATTGATTTAGTTGTTCTGGACCAGCACTTTGAAATTGATATCTACCATTTATAGATAATTGATTTAAATCATCAGGAGTTAAACTAGAACGTAAAGCATCTGCTATCTGTTGTTCAGATACTGTTTCTTTACTTATTCTACTCATTGCTGCAGCAGTTTGTTTATAGTTAATAGTGCCATCATTATTTTTAACATATGGCATATCTTCTTCTGTTATACTAGGATGTAAAGTTTTAAAAACTTCTAACCATTTTTTATTTACATCCGTATATTGAGTATATCTTCCATTAAATTTTTCACCAGCTACAGTAGAGTTTAAATACTTATCAGCTTTTTGTGAAAAATCCCATTGATTAGCTTGTGAAGACTTTCCTTCTGATATGGCTTTTTCCATTTCAGCTTGTTGCTTTCTTAACCATGCTGTAGAACTAACTGCATTAACAACGTTTTTATCTTTGGTAATTTGTTTAGTCATACCAGAAACAGAGTTGACCAACTGAAAATTAGAAAAATCTCCAGCAGCCACCAGTTTTAAGTTATTACCTAATGAGTTAAGTTTAGATTGTAAGTATTTTTTATCTACTTCATTGGCAACATCTAGTCCTGCAACATTGTCAATGCTTGTTTGTATCTTTTGTACTCCCTCTTCATACTGTTGCTGTTTAGCCATACCAACCTTTACCATTGCTTCCACTGGTAATTGTTGAACATAAGGATTGAAAGTTGGTATTTTGTCTGCCCAGCTGCTCATGATTGTAAATTTTTATATTTAAAAATAAATCCACCTGAAGATTTTGATAGATTCGACAAGTTGTTTCGTATAGCAGCAGGTTTCACACCTGTTAGTTCTGCAGCTTCAGTTGAAAAGTTACATGTATATAATAATTTATTATCTTTATACACTTCTATTTCATAAATTTTTCCAAATTTTGATAACATAGTATTCAACTTTCTTTGTTTAGAGCAATGCTGACCTATTCTATTATTAGAAACAATTCTTTGTAAGTTCTTTATTCTTTCCATATTATCTGGTTGCAAACTTCTCTTACTTATTTTTTCCAAAGATTCTTGTGTATGCTTAAACGCTTTGTTTTCACCGCCTATTCTTAGATTATATCCTGTCTCAGTATTAGTAGAATCATATAATTTTATATAAAACATCTCTAAACAGTTTAACTGTTCAGGTAATTCTATATTATCAACTAACACTTTATTGGTAAAATTATTTTTACCATACTGTTTGATAGCTTGTTTTAGATATACACCACTGCCTATATATCTAGTATCTTTTGACATAGTCTGTCCTATGTAAATTTTACCATTTATATTATTTGTGGTTATGTAAATCTTTCCTGCCCATGAAGCCATAGTCTGTTATTTTAATACATATAAATATGTAGATTAGCAAATTTAATTTAAATTATTATACTATCAAAATTTAATAACATTTTGTAGTAATTTTTTATAATGAGTTTAGTTATATATTCTTATAAGATTTTACGATAGAACCGTTTCTTTTAGCAATGCTTTCTCCAGCTAATGAAGGTTTCTTTTTCTTTTCTTCAGCAGCTTCTCTCTTAGCTAATGCTTTTTTATAAGCTGACATAGCATCAAGTTCTTCAGCAGAAGCTCCTTTATAATCTGTATCCCACTGCGCTAAAGGATTCATATTCTGTGCTCTGAAGTTAGGACCAAATCTATAGTTGTACATATTCTCATATGTTTTCAACTCTCTGTTCTCTAATTTATTCTTAGCATACTTGTCAGATATAGAATTCAAAGCAGCTTGTGTTGTAGCTTTTGTATTAGCTAATGCTTCTGTTTGTCTTTCATATTGCTTATCAAATATACCTAGGTTAGTAAGCTTAGCTTGATTAAGCATGTTTCTATTCTCACCATACACTTTATCTTTCATACCTTGATTAGCTCTGAACTGATCAGCTAATACAGATTGATTAGCTTGATACTTCTGTGCATTTAGATTAGCTTGAGCTGCTGGATTGTAACCCATCATTCTCTGTGCTGCTCTATAGTCTGCTTGGTTAGCATTCAATTGATCTTGATATGATATATCATAAGGAACTCCTAAATCAGGTTGGAATGTCTGTGCTTGCACAGGAGCCACTTGATTTGTAGCCATAGCAAACATCTCTGGATATAACTGAGCTGTATCCAATCCTTCTGCATCACTTGGTCTAATACTAGGAAGTATTGCATTAGCTACTGTTGATGCTGTATCCCACCAATTTGTTTTAGTAGTTTCTTCTGTAGTTGTTGTTGCTTCAGGATCATATACATCTGCTATTTGTATTGTATCAGCAGGAGGAGTTTGTTGTTTAGCTTGAGCTATTCTAGCACTTGCTGTTTGTTCTCCAAATGCACTGTCTGGTTTGATATAAGCTTTTGATCCAATCTCTTTAGCTTTAGCATTAAATGCATCTTGATATTTTTTTACATCAGCTTTCTTAGAAGGATCAAAACCTGTCCAATCAAACCAAGGGTTTTCTTGTTTTGCTTTTTCAAAAGCTTCTTGTGTCACTTTACCATACAAACCTGATGTACCACGTTTTTGTCCTTCAGGAATTTTCTCTAATGCTGTTCCTTCATTTGTTGCAGTACCAGGTGTTTGTACCCCTTTAACAATAAGTTCATACTGTTTAGTTTTTGGATTGAGTTTATAACCTGCTTTGATAGCTTCTGCTATTGTCATTCTTGGAGGTTTAGTAACTTCAGTTGTAGTAGTTGGTGCACCAGTAGTACTATCAGTTGTAGTGGCTGGTGTTTTAGCACCATACAATGCTTGAGCTTGATTTCTAAATCTATCTGAAACAGCTGTACCCTTATCTAATCCAATATGTAAATGTCCTCCAGAACCTCCAGTTTGTTTTCTTATATCATCATCATATTCATCTATAGCTGTAAGATTATTATCTAACATAAATTGAGCTATCTCAGGATCTTGTAACATTGCGTTGTATGAATCTTTTCCTAATTTAGGAAATGTTAAATCCATAGCTTCTCCAGTACTGTGTCTAGATGCTTTTCCTTGTTTAGTTTTTGAACCTGCTCTTGTACCGCTTGATTGTTTGTAGTCAAATCCTTTAGATCCTAATAAGTCTTTCAATTGTTCCAAAGGATCAATTATAGAACCACCATCTGCAAACATTTGTTTACCATACTCAGCATATTCTTGTAGAGCTTTTTTATCCACCTTAGCTTTACCTCTAGCAAGATCATCAGCAACCAATCCATGTTCTTCTGCTGTATCATTGATAGCATTCTGAAGAGAAGCTGCATTTATCTTTTTATCAGCTAGTTCTTTAAGTTTCATATTAGCTCCTTGTATATTAGCTTGTAATGCTGTAAGCTTTAACTTATCAAAAGAGTTTATAGGATCAAGAGCATTAAGTTCTTTAGATGATTTATCTATAATACTGTTTTGTTTCTCTTCTATCTTAGATAGATCAGCTACATAGTTTTTAAACTTTTTACCTTTAGCATTTTTATCTCCTAGCATATCTATATATTGATTAGGTATTTGTAAGTTACCGAACACCACTCCTGATTTTTGTACTTCTCCTGTTTCAGGATCTATTGTTCCACCCTCTTCTAATTCTACCATAGGTTCTCCTCTTTCTACTTCTACTGGGTTACCACCGTAAGTTACACCTATTCCTGTTTCTCCATTAGGAGAATATTCTTCATGACTCTTACCTCTAAACATAATTGTTTCTCCTGTACCAGGTAAGTAAGGATTACGTGAAATAGTTTCAGCTCCTCCACCCCAATGTGTTTGTAACTCTCCACCCAATCCATAAGATTGAATCTCACCACCATCTTCATATGTTTCCATAGCTCTATCACTAGGAGGTGTATAATCTCTTAAATGTCCACCAGCTCTTAATGTATCCATTCCTTCATGTGCATAGTCATAAACTTCTTGTTCATCAAGACCACCGAATGAAGCTATAACTTGTGGCTGCCAATCATGACTAACCCATCCACCATCTTTCATATAAGATTGGTTCTGTGCTTGAATACCTTTAGCCATATTAGCATTAGCCATTCCTTGCATGTTTCTTTCTGTCTCTGCTTGTGCTTTCTTCATTTTCTTAGAATTTGTATCTAAAAGATTACCAGCTATACCTCCAACAAATCCACCTATTGCAGAACCTATAGGACCACCTACCATACCAAGAGTTGAACCAATAGTACTACCAAGACCACCTCCAGCATTTTGACCACCCATTAATGATTGCCCTATACCTGTAGCCGCTCCTGAAATAGCTCCCCATGGAGTTCCTCCACCACTAGCAGCACCACCAAATAGCATTTTAGGTAATCTTCCACCTTGTGCATATTGTTTTATATTACTATCATTCAATGGTTCATATCCACTGTCTGTGTATATATCATTTGGAGCAAATGTATTTTGTATTTCTCCACCACCTTGTAACATCATACCATTCCTAGCAAGAATATTTGTACCTGCACCAAATATAGGGAAGAACTCTTCTCCTGTATTAACTGGCATTTGTGCTTCTCTTTGCTTAGCTATGTTTTCAGATTGTTGTCTTCTTGCATCTACATCAACACTCTCTGCTGCTTTAAGAGATACTTTACTTACATCCCTTGCTTGTTCAGCAGCTTTCCTTGCTTTTTTTGCACCAGCCAATTGTCCAATACCACTAATAATACTTCCAACTGGTCCTGCAAGTTGACTTACAGCTCCTCCAATTTTAGACAATGAATCACCAGGAGCTGAAAAAGGACTATCTGCTACAGAATGTGCACCACTAAAAATACCTTGAGCCATCTTTCCACCTGCTTGATCTCCTTGAGGATCATATGCATTAAACTTAGGAGTAGCCATTGAAAAGCTACTCTTTTGTTTAGGAAAACCTTGAGGCATATTTACTGAAAAATCAGGACTCTTTCCTAAATCATAATTACCACCAAATTGTGCTCTAGGAATATCTCTCCCATATCTTGCTGCTGCTACTGAACTTGCACCTGCTGCAGCTCCACCCATATCACCCATTCCACCACCTTGCATAGCACCACCAGCTAACTTCATAAGACCAGCAATATCAAATCCACCACCACCACTATCTTTTGAAGCAGATTGTTGTTTAAGTGCAAGCTCTTGTCTTTGTGCAGCTGTTGAACCTGTTAACATTTTGTCAACATCATCAAATTGATCTTGATAATTTAAAGGTTTAAAAGCTGGTTGACGTACTTGTGATGCATTTATTGCAGCACCAGTTTGAGCTTTCTTAAACTCTTTACCATGCACTTTCATGAAGTCTGCTTCAGTTTTATATTTTTTGTAAAACTCTTTCTCAGATTTTACACCAGCAATTTTAAGGATCTGTGCTTTCATATTAATTATATTTTTCCAACCATGAACCTGGTTGTGGTTTATTGTAGTTTGTAAAGTTAGTCAATTGATCTAATTGTTCAAAAGTTTTTTGGTCTTGTTGATTTACACCATTCTTAGCCATAGGATATTCTGTCACCTTCTTTCCTTTGAATTTATAATTCTTTCCTGGTTTCATTAGTTTAGTATCACCAGTATCTGATATACCAAGGACATCATAAGGAACTCCTTCCATTGTTATATCATTAGAATTGATTTCTGTTATCTCTCCTGGATGATCCCATTGTCCTCTATCATCTTTAATAACTCCTCCTTGCTTGTATTCTTTTATTAATCCAATATTAGGAGTGTCAATACCAAATGTAGTTTTTTTAACCCATGGACCATTTTCTACTGACTGAAAATCATCAACTATTTTTGATAGTCTTGCTTTAGGCATTCCTTTAATTGTTATCCTAGAATTAAATTCATTTAAAGCTTTCTTTGCTTCATTAAAATCTTCAAACTTTACATTTGTTGATCCTGGAACTATTTTATCACTATTACTAAATAATTTATTTTTACCTGCATTATTTAATGGTAAAAAATTTCCTTCATCTACCCAAGTAAATTGTTTAGGATTTTTTGCTCTTTGCATTACATTATAAAAACTGTCAGTACTTAAAGATTTTTTTTCAAGAATTTTTGATCCTTTAGGTATAAACTGTTCTAAATGTTTATATGCTTTACCTGCACTTAATCCTCCTTCTGGTACATTTGCACTAAAATAATAAGTAGGATTACCTGTAGCATCTGTTGATGTTTTTAAAGTTACATCACCTTTATTCGGTACAGTAACTTTTTTAACAACATCTTCATTAATTCCTTTTCTTAATGGAGTTTGTTCAATTAATCCATTATCTAATTGTTTGTCTTCCCATTGGTTTACTAATTTTTTCTTAACTCTAGGAGCTGATCTTACTTGATTAAATCTAGGTTGATTAACATTCAAATTTAATTCTGATTCAATTTCTGGTAAAGTATAATTTTGTTTAGGTATAAACTTAGGTAATAATTTTTTTGCAGCAGGAATACCAATTGGTAAAGCCATAAAAGCATCTATTGCTGCACCTTTATAATCACCTTCAGCTATATGTCCAGGCATTTTAAAAGCTCCTTGTAATGCACCTATTGCTGCTCCTTCAGGTGTAAAATATCCTGGAGACATTAATGGAGACTTATATGCTTCTTGCATATTTTCAAACACTTGCTCTTTACGAGCTTGCTCTTCCGATTGTCTTTGAGCTAATTCATTTTGCTGTCTACCAGATAGTTTTTTAATTTCTTTAGGTGCAATAGTTCTTGTATTATCTTTTTGCGTAACTGCAGTTTCTTTACCTTTACCTTTATTTTCTTGAATCTTTCTATTCATTGCATCATTTCTCATACTTCTTACAGATGGATGATCTGCTCTCCATTTATCTAATATATCACCATCTTGTGCTTTATCATATCCATCTAACCATGCACCATTCTTACTAATAGTCTTAGGTTTCCAATCTAATCCTTCTTGGTAGTATTGCATCTCTTTGCCATTCTGTGCAGAAGCATCTGTAACATCAGTTTGGTTTCTACGTGGTCCTTTACTAGGAGATCCATGTCTAGCATACATATGTCCTACAGCTCCTGGCATTACTCCTCCCATTTGAAACTGTCCTTTAACAGCAGGGTTTTCAAATATAGGACCATTGAATATTCCTTCTCCTACATATCCTTCTGGTAATGATACAGAAGAATCATTTGCATTTTCTTCTTTACCATAGTTGTCTAACCAACCACCATTCTTCATGTTGTTAGAATTGTCTCTACCACACTCATGACATATGTACATATCCTTAACACTAGAATCAGATTTGTTCCAGCTCCATCCACATGTGCATTTTACTTTACCACTCATTACTTATAAGAGATTTGTGCAGGAGCAATTAAGAATTGACTCACTAAATGCGTTGTACAATTGTCATCTAATATATGACGTATCTTGAGCTCTTTAGCTCTTAGT